AATAACTGTATTTCACAGGGAGTTTGTAAGGCGTATCTTGACATGACAGATATGATTAAGATATTCAACCAAACAAATGGCAAGATAGCGAAGATACCATTTAATGCAGAAATACTAGCAACACAATGCAAGCATTTCATATCACCAAGTGACGTGAAAATCGATTTATTGGAAAAGCGTAAAAGGATTGACGATCATTACTAACCAATAAATCAAATTCTCTTTTTTTTAATTCTTCTAATAACTAATAATGTTTTCCATGTTATATGGAGTCAATTTGCTATGTAAAAGCGAAACGAAATGGAGATCTAGCATTTTCAGAGGAAAAGCAGAAACATTGGAAACATAGATGGACAAAGCAAACTGTCACCTATGCTTTGCAAAAAGATAGTGAAGACATCAAAGGCAAAAGCATAGAGAAACGTGCTGTAAATCTATCATTTACTACATGGGGAGTTGAGATTCCATTAAAACTCCGTAGCACTCGTGGGAAGAATCCAGACATCAAAATTAATTTTTGTCATTCAAAAGATGATAAGATTTTTAGTAAAGAAAAAGGTGTTTTGGCTTATGCGTATTATCCTGCAACCAAGCATGCTGGAACAATAGTTTTCAATGAAGATTATTTGTGGACAGTAAATGGAAAGCCTGTACCTGCTTGGAAAGTGGATTCTCGTTACGATCAAAGTAACAAGACCAAACTTCGCAGTTATTCCCTAGTCCATGTAATGATACATGAATTAGGACATTCGTTAGGGCTAACCCATGATGCTACGGATAAATCATCTGTCATGTGGTGGCAGTATAATGGACAGATGCACTTGTCAGGTTATGATATTAATCGAATTACAGAAAAATATGGAAAACGCAGGTGGCGTGGAAGAATTTATGGTAGGGTGAAACATTGGCTAAGAAGCAAGAAAGAAAGACTATGACTTGTTCTTGTCCTTGCCATGAAGAAAATGCACTACAATGTTCCATGTGTATCTTAGAACATATATGCAAACAGGCAGATTAAAATGAAATTCGTTATTGTGTTATGGTTTGCAATTTGGGTTATCATAGCATTTGCATTTATGGGAATGTTTCCTAATGCTTTTGCATGGGATTATTTCAAGACAATGGGAACGCAGTATAACATCAATCCAAAAGTGTGCATAATGTTGCCTGATCCAGAAGTTGAACCGAGAATAACACAACTACAAAATGCTACACATAACGCACTAGATGAATGGCAAACTAAACTAAAAGATCACACAGATGGTAATTGGACAATTTATAGAGAAATTTATGAATGGCAAGATCATGGTCATTTAACAACTGACGACTTTGATTGTGGTGCGTTTGTAAATTATTCAGGTCAGGTTGATTCGTATATGGCACAGCATGGTGTATTAGGAACAGCAGAAGCAAATATTGACAAAGGCTACTATTGGCTAGAAATACAGACACAGGTTGTGAAAAGATCAATACAAATTGTGCTAGGTGGATCACTTGATAATTCAACATCAGGTGTAGTATCAGAACCAAAACCATTACCACTAATAGATATTGAAAATATAATCAAGCATGAATTTGGTCATGCGTTAGGATTAGAACATTTCTACTGCAACGACAATAGATCAAACTGCATAGATGATTCAATTATGTATGGTAAATTGAACACATTTACCAATTCAACCAAACCAATCACTGAACGTGATCTTAACATGGTAGTCAGAATGTATGGAATAGACGGATTTGGAAGCCCACACCCAAACATACCCATGACCTGTATAGTGAATGAAGAAAAGACCTGTTAAAAAAAAGAAAAGGGTGGATTGTTAATCCGTTGGCACATCTACACTATTGACTTCTAAGATTGCAGTGATTTGTGATATTACGCCATCACTGTTTTGGCATTGTAACCCCATGTTGTTGTGACTTTCTATTGCCAAAGCAATCTTGCCCAATACTGCACGATAGACATCTTGCTTGTTGGCATTTCTGCGTAGGCAGATGTTTTCGTATATTTGGTTTTCCATACCTAGTTGAGATAAGGGGGGTAAATAAGGTTATAAACACGCATAAACTGAATAATGTAATGGAAAACAACGAGAATATGATTGTCGAGAAAACAACCATAGTGAAGAACGCAGAACCATTAACCCTCAAAGCAGTACCATTTGCTAAGGGTTACAAGGTGGAAGTAAAACTATCCCTGAATCCAGAAAGCACAATGGATATGGACAAAGTATTGCTACAACTTGAAAGTTCTAAACTTAGACAGGCAGTTGCAGGGTTCATACAATTCATTGAAGATGCAACAGACAAAGGTGGTCTAGGTGGAAACTTACTCACTGATGAAGATAAGGCAATCAAAGAAGCAACCAAAGGTGTCAAGAATTGACCAAATACAATGAGGTAGGACAAGAAATCATAGAAGAAACCCCTATGAAATGCTATTGCAATTTCTATGACATGGATATGCCTAGAAAAACCAAAGGTGGCAAGAAATGACCACAAAGAAAGTGTTGTCATTTAAACAGATACCTGATGACAAAACTTGCCAATACTTCAAAGACGACAAAGGTATTGGTGGCGATTGTTATGTGGAACAGAATGGCAAAGCCAAGTTTCGTGAAGAATTTGGTGTGTTCTTTTGTGACCACCACTATCAGAAACTATCCGAGATTGTTGATTAACAATCACCCCCCCCCTTTTTTTTTAAATTAGTTCTATTTTGTCAGTATTACTGACATTCTAGGTATAGAAATTGGCACTAAATGACAGTGAGATATTGGTATTGCAAACCATAGTTATGAGGTTTAACGAACATGACAGCATGGCATGGATTCATTCACATCAGACTAACAGAAAGAAACCAATGGAAGTAAGACAGTTTTACAGAATCAAGGGCAAGTTAAAGGGTTCAACACAGAAGCGTAAGTTTGAGTTACAGAAGATAGGGTTATGGGAACAGCACATAGAACGCATAGACCAACTAGAAACCATACTGAAACTATCATGGGAAAATTATCATAGGGAACAAAACCCAACTAGACGACAAAACATACTAGATTCTATTGCAGGTATTCAACCATTACTAAGTGCGTATTATTCTGCTAGTCAAGAAGTGATAGAAAATGACACTGAAAAAGGTGTATCAGACAAAGGACATATATCCAAACTTCCAAACTGAACACGATTCAGTTGAAAGTGATATTACAGCAGACTTAGCGAAGCTGAAGTTTTTTTGTGGCAATATTAATGCCAAGAAGAACTGTTGTTTTAGCCACTTAGTAGGATTGCCACAACACCCTGCTACCATGCAACCAATGAAGTTTATGCCACATCAGCTAGACCTAATCAAGCAATCAATGACAGATAAGCAGGTAAAATTCCATGTCAATAAGAGTAGGCAGATAGGACTAACAGAAATAGTAATGAGAATTGTGCAGTATCACTGCTTCAAGAAATACAAAGGTGGTAAAATATTGATTATCGCAGGTACTAGGGAAAAAACAACCAAGACAGTAATGAACAGATTAAAGATGCTATTTGATAACATACGTTCTACTGTGCAAGATGATAAGCATGACCTACATATTGTGCTAAAAAATGGCACAGAAATTGAGGGCAAACCATCTAACAGTGAAGCAATCAGGGGTGAAACAAAGATCAAGGCAATAGTGGTAGATGAAGCAGGTCACTTTGCATTAGTAGATGATAGTGTTGTGCTAGATGCAATAGAACCAATCTTACACACAAACAAGTCAGACATATTTCTAGTAAGCACACCGAGAGGGCAACGTGGATTCTTCTATGACTTGGCTATGAGTGAGAATGATTACAAAAAGATACAATATGATTACACCTGTGCAGTAGGGTGGATTTACACTAGCAAGGAAATGCAAGAAGAATTGAAGCGTAAAGACATAGATGTAGATCAAGAGTATCGTTGCCAATATACGAGTGCTAGAACATCAATATTTGGTGTTATTACAGACAAGGCAACAGAAGATTATGAGGTAGAAGAATATGGAAATAACTGATTTACCAACATTGTTCCAAATAGCAACAGCACAAGAGAGTAATGCACAGCATTTGGAAGTATTAGATAATATCATTGAATCACAACAAGAAGAAATTGAAAGGCTAAAAAGAATTAACAATGTTCAACAAGACTTACTTGATGAAATTACTCACTACATAAAGGCAAAAACATGAGGATTGCAGGGATAGATAGTGGTAAGCTTAGAGATAGTTTTGCGTTTGTAGGCATTGAAGTTAAACATGACAATGTGTACGTCTTAGGTGTAAAGACTTGGTTAGGCAGAAATTATCTTGATGTGGAAAACTTAATCGCAGACATACATAGCACTAAACCATTCAACTATTACAGCGTAGAGATTAACAACACAGGTGAACACGTTTATGAAGAATTGAAGTATCGCCACCATATACCAAATGTAATACCAATCTTCACAACTAGGGAAGTCAAAGACCAATCAAAGATCAATACAGGCAGGGTTATGCCAAAGAACCAAATGGTGTTGTGGTTGGCTAGAATGTTCCAGAACAATCGTATCAAATTCCCAAAGAACACTAACAAGCATATTGAAGAATTAAAAAGACAGATTTCAAACTTTTCAGAACATATCACAGAAGCAGGTCAGGTCAGTTATCGTGCAGATGGCAGTGAACATGATGATACAGTGATGGCATTAATGTTAGCCTGTTTTATCGGTAGGAATTTCATTAAGGACTATGATGGTATGTCACAACCTTTGCAGGTAGTAAGCAGACAATACAACATAGGTTCATCAGAAGATGATGTGTATGGAAGTGGAATAACTGTAACAACAGAACAAAAGGAATTTCATGTGATAAACCCATGAGTGTTGAAGTAGAACTAAACACAATGGATTATCATAACATAATGAATTGGTATGAACTAGCCTTTGCCAAAAAGAAGCCTAATGATATTCCTATGAAAGAACATTCTACATTTAGGAAGTTATCAGTAATGGCAGAAGCCTACATTGAGGAACAAAAACAACTAGACAAAGACGATAAGGAATTAGCATGAAACAAATCAAGAACGCTGTTAAAGGAAAACAATTAGATGGCATACATGGTAGTTTTTGCATGAAATGTGGTCATTATGATGAAGTTCACTTCAGAAATACAGATTGCGATTGTGATTGCCATAATGACTAAGAGTAACACAGAATTACGCTATGATAGGCTATTAAGGGAATTTGCAGAATTGGAAAAAAAGATGCAACGCAAGATTAAGCAACTCATAGTAATTAGGGCTAAACTAGGCATACCTGAAGAAAAGTAATGCTCTACGTTTTGTAGATATATTAGAGTGTAAATATGGATTAACAGTATGGCAAATGAAAACAGAAAGATGGTCAATCTGAATGACAGACAAGGCAGATTATTGGCACAAAGTAAATCTCATGTTGCTAAGACACTCAAAGATGAATGTGGGTGGACAGGCATAATCAATGAGGGTGAAGTGTGTGAGTTTGCTATGGAAGTATTGCTAGGTAAGAAGCATTACTTGGGTTCTAAGCACATCAGAACAGGGCAATAAAGTTCTCTTTATTCCCTTTCCATCTTCTTTTAATTATTGTCAAAGAACAAAAAACAGGCAGATAAGCCTAAAAATACTTCTAATAAGCCAAATAAATTCGTGATTGGTGGCAGTTCAGTTCCATCAATACCTAGATCAAAATCAAACTATGCTAGTGCAAGTAAGACATCATGGAATGATAATCACCTGTATATGTATTCCAATCCATCTTACACAGACCAAGAATTAGAATGGTTTGAAGATAGTTGGGGTTCATCAGTAGCAGGTGCAGTAATAGACAAACTTGTGGAATATACGTTTGGTAATGGAATTAAACCAATTTTTGAATTAGTTGATGATCATGGATTAGATGATGATCAAAAGAAAAAAGCCTTAAAGAAATATGAAAAGGAATTAAACGAACTAATAGATTACGATAAGAAAATACACTTTGAAAAGAAACTGCGTGATGCAATAACAATGACAATGGTGTTTGGTAGATGTGTCATAGTCTTTGAGGGCAGTGGATTACCAAAGGCATTAAAGATTATTCACCCAAGAGATTTAGGCAGGGTGTTTTTAGACCAAAAGAATTGGGGATTACAATACGTCATAACAACCTACCCTGCTGATCAGATATATCCAGAATCTATGATTTACTTAGTCAATAAACCTGATAGCCCAAAACGTAGAACAATGTGGTATGGCTATTCTGAAATGCAAAGAATAGTTGGTGCAAGTAGGGCATTAAGAAGATTAATTCAATTTGACTTTCCAGAAGTTGCTACATCAATGTGGGCAGGGTATGGAATGTTCCTTGTGAAAAAAATGGGAAGAACCAAATCAGATGCAGAAAATGACATGAACACCCTACTTAATTCACTCAAAAGTGGTGCTTTCAATGCAGTTTCCGTAGATGCCAATGATGAAATTGAGTATAAGGAAATGGATTTGAAACCAAAGATAGAAGAAATGATACACCTAGCAGACTTCTATGAACGAACTATCATAGGTAACTTCGCAGTGCCATCAGCATTACTTGGCAGGGAAGAAGATCAAAACAGGGCAACGTTGCTAGGCAAGATACAATTCTTCCTAAGTGGTGTTGTAAAGAATAGGCGTGATTGGATTAGCGACATGGTAAGCAAACAATGGTATGAACGCAACATGGTCAAGATGGGCATGGGTGATTTACTAGAAGTTGTTAGACCTAAACTAGAATTTGAAACAGTGATTGTTGAGAGTTGGTTTGACCTAGTTGATGCAGTATTACGAGTTAAGGGAATATTCCCAAATATGCCTGACGATCAATTATTAGAATTATTAAACTTGGAAGAATACAAGTCAGAACTAGCACAAGCACCAACACAGGCAACAGATGTACCACAGGGAAATATGCCACTTAGTTCACCCCAAGACATTGTGGGCAAGTCATTAAACAAAACTATGTCACAAGCACCAACAATGTCACAGGCAAAGAAGATTGATGATGAACTAATCAAGGCTACATTAGATGCCAAGAAGCTTGAAGTCTTGGGTAAGATTGACGATATGATACAGGCAGAACAAGATAAAAAAAAAGCTTAACAGCTAAAGAGTTCAAAGAAGAAGATCACGAACGTGATCCAGATGGGAAATTTACTTCTGATCCATCAGCAGATGATGTGGACACAGATGATGTCAGTGAAGATGTAGATGAACAAGTAGAAGAAAAAGAACAGAAAGAAGAAAAACAAGAGCAGACCAATCAGCGTATTGTGAATCAGAAAGCGTATCTGAATGAAGTGATTGAAACACAAGAACATTGGCAAAACTCATTTACCAAAAAAGACCTTGATAATGATAGTACGTTAGCGTTTATGAATAAACACATACAGAAAGACTACGATCAGAATAAAAAAGACTTGGTTAATGTTCAAAAAGATATAGACAACGAATCAAAAAATATGCCTGTAATTCCAATGGGTGAAAACACACATCAAGCTAAGTTTAATGATCATGGTTTCAATGATGCTAATTCTAAGGGCAAAAAAATTGCTACGATTAAACTTACACCAAAAATGAAAAAAATGATAGATGATGAATCATGGAAGGGTACATCTGCATCATTACAACTTGACAGTATTAGATCAGCTTGGAACGCATTACCTGATGATCAACGTGAGTTAGTTAGCGATTTATCAATAAATTATAATTCAACAAGAAGTGGAAGATACACAGCAGGTTCAGTTGATAGAGATGGTGTATTGTCAATGGTAATTAATCCATACCAAGTGAAGTTAAAATCTGGATTCAATGTATTACACCATGAAATAGGTCATAAACAATATGCTAAATTGATGTCAGATTCCCCTGATAAAGTTAAGAAATTTAATAAAACTGTGAGAGATGCACAGATGTCTGGATCAATAAACAGTTATGTTGATTCGTATCGCACATCTATGTCTAGTGGACAAGGCAGAAAAATGAAGATGAAGTTGCAAAAACTAGAAAGAGAGTGGAAAACTGCAACACCTACTGAAAAACGAGAGTATCAAAAGTGGTATGATAAAGAACATGATATATTAACACGAAATGTAAAATTACTTGAAACAATATACGAAGATGAAACTCATAGTGCATTAGCACAATTAGTTACAGGCACTAATACAAGTAATGTTAATCCTCGTGTTGATTCTAAAAATATGAAAAAACTCTTTAATGCTTACAAGGACTTGCATGAATTATGACACTAGAAGAATTAGCTAAGCAGGGGTTGTCAGAAAAAAATACAGATGTAGTCTTATATTTTGACAAAGATCACGAACCTGTTGAAAATGAAGATGATGCAATTATCACTGAAATTTTTAAGTTTGATGATAAGGGTGTAATAACTGACCACGAAACTATTGAGAAACCTGATCCAGATTTACCACTATGAATCTTAAACTAATCAAAACTGCACTGTCTGTCTGGAACTTGTTAGATGAAAGGACACCACCAAAGGTAGTGTTCAATACTCAAAGGGATAACAGGGTTGATGATAAGATATGCTTACAGTTAGCAGGTATAGCATTTCATATTGATGATCCACTTAGACCAATAATACCTGATGATACCCACCCTAATTGCAGATGTTATTACACAGATGAAAACACAGGTCAGATTGTTTCAGACATTTCAAGTAAGCGTGATGTTAAACGCAGGGAAAAACTGCCACCTGAACCAAGACATTACCTTACACAAAAGAAGATGGATAAGATTGTCGAGTATATGGAAAAAAATGAAGAATGGCAAAGTAAATCAAAAGACTATGTTCCATCAGATGATACAGGTATTAGACCATTATCTTATAATGAATTAAAAAAGAAACCAAAAAAAACAAAAGATGATTATGAGTGGATAAAAAAATACACACAGCAGAATAAGAAAGCAAGTCTGGAACAGATTTCTAAATGGATTAGATTGTTATGACAACACAATATGATCAAGGTCACTGCACAAAATGTGGTTGTTACTATCTGATGTCAAGTGATATAGCCAAAGCAGATGGTTGTAAATGTGAGTGCCATGAATGATGAATTATTTTGGTCTTTCATGTGTGTGTGCTATCTTGTTGGTGGGCTTACTATCGGTTACTACTTTGCTCAATGGAAGAATAGAAAGAAGAAAACAGGCACAGGTAGATGGGATTACAAAGACAAACACCTACCTTAGTTCTATTATTGCGTTTAAGGGAAAATTAGACTATGAGTATAAGTTATGAGATGTTTGGTATTATAGCCACATTTGTGATATTAGGTTCATGTTTAGCAGTAGCAACAGCAACAGTATATGATTTTGATTTAGGTACAAGTGATGTAAGATTACCACAAATAAACGCAGGTACATCAACAGCAACACCAAACGCATACTATGAGTGGTGTTACCAATTTGAAAAGGATTGTAAATAATGGCTAAAGGATTAATTGAGTTTGAGAACCAAGATAAATATTTCATTAAATTTTTCTTGTTAGATGCTAGTCTTAACCTGAATAGATGGGGTGTGACAGAACGAAGTCTAAAGGCAGGGCTAGATACTTTTATTGGAAAACCTTTTGTGCTTACCCCTGATTTTGATCACCCTAACGCATTAGATGGTGACGACTTGTTAGTGCAACAAGAAAAGTATCGTGTAGGTAATATCATCACTGTTGGTATAGAAGAACGCAGTGGAAAGGCATGGGGTGTTGCAGAAATAACAGATGAACGTGCAAAGGATATTCTAAAGAATGGTGAAGTAAATTTTGTTAGCCCTAGTATTGTGTTTAATGAAACAAATGAAATTGATGCTAGTGGTAATGCTATCATAACTGAGTTTGAGGGAGCTCATGTAGCAGGTGTAGGTGAACCTGCATATACAGTTCAAAAGGCACAGATCAAAGGCAAGTGTGCAGGTGATAAAGAAACCTGTATTCCACAATTACAAAAGGTTCAGGCAAGTAGAACCCCATGTGGAAAATACACAGTAGTAGAAACAGCAGACAAACGTGTAATAGGCAGGGCTAGTAAATGCGTGGAAGATTGTGTTGCACAGAAAAATGAGCATGGTAAAGATATTGATGATCAGGCATTAGCAATTTGTTATAGTGAATGTGATGAAGCAGATGCATCATGCAAAGATGATGTAAAAGGCTTCTATGATTGTGGTGAGAAAGATGCAAACCACCAAGAAGAATCAGGCTTTCCTTTTGTCCATTGGGCTAAGGAACAAAAAGAAACTAAGGATTATAGTGATGCTTTCCTAAGCATGATGTATAATACATTTAAGAAATGGCAGACATGGACAAATTCTAAACCACAAAAAGCAAACATAGATCCAGAATCATTAGACAATATTACAACAGTAAAACTTCCTAAAGGTAATGGTGGTAATGGTTATTCAACTGACGTTAAGACTAAGAAATGCCCACCAAACAAAAAATGTGATGTGGACAAGAAAGCAAAGAAAGGACATTTATCATTAAAGGGATTTAATCTAAAAATATCCTAAACATATTTCCCTTATGCCATAAACGTAAATTTTCGTTAATAACATGAAATCATACAAATACGCAGAAGAAGAATCTAAGAAGAAAGAAGATTCTGAAGAAGAAGAAAAGAAAGAAGCCGAAAATCTTTCCAATCCGAATGAGAAACAATACAAAGATCAAATTGGCAAACGTGGTAGAAAAGCCGAAGATGAAGATGATAAAAAAGAAGCCGAAGAAAAAGATGATGATGACGACAATGTTGACATCAAAGTCAGTGAAGAAGATATTAACAAACTTGACCTAACGGACAAGCAAGAGGAATTTCTGAAACACAAAAAAGAATCAGCACTTGCAAAACAAGTAGCTTCTCTTAAGGCAGAAATTAGATCATTGAAAACCGAAGCTAGACAAGCACGATTAGAACCAATCATTGATTCAATTATTGAATCCAAAGCAAAACTTGGACACGTTGATGCAGAAGTAGAATATCGTAGCCTTAGCAAATTAGACACAGCAACCTTGCAAAGTCTAAAAGCAGATTATGATAGAATCGCAGAAGCAAACAACTCACCAAGATTCACTGCAAAATATTCTAACGCATCATTAGGTGCAGATAGAAAATATGGTGATTCTGTCTTGTCATTATTGGCAGGGGAACGTGATTAAATTGGTAGCAACAGCAGGGCAACTTGCAAGAAGCACAGGCATTGAAGTATATTCTGTCGGTGTAAAGGCTAGTCATTCAATCACAATAGGTGATGGTGTTCAACTAGATGCTAGTGGAAATGCCGAGAAAGCAACAGGTGGTACAGTAGCTCGTGGTTTGTTTATTGCATTAGAAACTGTTGATAACAGCAGTGGAAGTGCGAGAGATAAATACATACGAGTAGCAAGTGGAAACACTTACGTCTACTGCACAGCAGGTGGTGCTATCAAGGTAGGTGAAACTGTAAAGTTTGATGCTAATGCAAAACTTGTAGTAGCAACAGCAATATTCGGTGCAGAAACTCACGTTGGAAGATACATAGGACATGAGAATGAAGAATCAGCTCCAACAGATGCTGTCAATAATGATGTTATTATAGTGAGGCTAGGACTATGACCAAAGCAAAGTCAGCAGTTACTTATTCACCTTTCACAAGAAAGTTCTATGAGGGTTCATGGGATAAAGACGATACTGATTTCCGTAAAGATCAAGGATTAACAGCTATCGCTAGATTGAACTTAGATAGAGAGCTTGGTGATGGAAGAATAGAACCAATACACTATGAATCATTTAGACAAGCAGAAAGAGCATACAAACAAGGAAACCAAGATGCTACAAGCTTAGCAAATATTACTGTCATACAACTTTTGGAACAAGTTATCCGAAAAGAATGGCGTGACTTTAATGCTATCCATGCAGTAAGAAGAATCCCTGTTCCAAAGCTTCAGTTGAATGTGCCTATTACTAACAAGTATAGTGCTTCCGAGAAAGTTCCAGAACTGCAAGAAGCAGATCAGAAATCAAACAAGTTCACACAAGCACAGTTACGTTTGTGGAAGAACGTTGTTTCAATTTATGAATCTGACGAAAGCGTTTTGAAAGGAACAATAAATCCTCTCGAATTTGAAATAGAACAAAGTGCAGGTGCTTTAGCTCAATCAGCTAACTCACAAATTGTAACAGCAATCGAATCACTTACCACACAAGCTGGTAATGACGATTGGGGTGATATGGTTACAGCAGGTAATTTCAGTAAGACAAATCCACTAGATGATCTAGTTGATGCTGTCAATACTATTATCGGCAATCATTTCAGACCTGATACAATAACAATGCACCCAAGAGTTGTTTCAGACTATCTTTCCAACACTTACATTCACGCTTCTACAAGACCTGATTCAAGAGAGTTTAGTGGTGTGTTCCCATTAGATAAGATGCCAAACCTAAAATCAGTTGTTGATGTTGGATTCACAAACACAGTTGCTTGTGTATTCGATTCAAGAACAATGTTGTTAGGTGAGGGTGCTACTATTGCCGAAAGCTTTAGAGATACTTATCGTGGTGCAGACGGATATGTCATAAGACAATTCCTACAACCATTAAAAACTACAAATGATGCAGGTAGAAAGATTACAGGCGTTAGTGCTTAGTAAAATCAATTAGGGGTAAAACCCATTTCCTTTTTTTTTTAAACGAAACAAAAAATACTTCTATTATCATTATACTGTAAATTACAGTTATGACAGGTAC